GCTGCAAATAAATCTTTATTTTCAAAAAAAACTATTGACGACCAACAAACGCACCTCACCGTTGACTCAAAGCTTATGGCAAATACAACCAAAAAGACCAAGACGACAACCCTCGAAACGGGCGATCAACCTGGAACTGACAAGGACACTCTTCTAGCGAAATTGCAAAAGAAGCTGGACGAAATGGAAGCCCGACTTTCTAAATACGAGGAAAGCTCCGAAGAGCCAGAAGGCTCCAAGGGAGTTGATCCTAAAGCCGTTGATCCTCAGACCGAGCCAGAAACCGACAACACCGAGGAACTTGATCCAGAGACGGGTCTTGATGTCGATGTTGACGAGTCTGCCGCAATGGATGACTCACCAGAAGATGATGAGGATTCCGAGGACGACAAGAAAAAGGCCGCGCTCAAAAAGAAGGGCCTGAGCCGCAAGTCAAACCTGACTCGCAAAGACTTTATTTCAATGGCCGCTAAGTTCGGGATGAAGGTTCTTCCCGCTGGTGGTTCTCCAACTCGCATTGACGCTGGCAAGAAAGACTTTGAAAGCCTCGTTAAGGAGCACACCAAAGACTTTTTCAAGGAAGCCAACATGGACGGCAAAAAGGCTGAAATGAAATCCCGCTTATTCTGTATCCAGAACTACAAGGCCGAATACGCCGAGTGGACAAAACCGTTCATCTCTCGCGGATCAACCAAAACACTTTAATAGCACACCATCATGAGTTCACAAATCGACGGCAATTATCGCACATTCCTCGTTTCCACCGGATATACTGGTGGACTAGCAGGCGCAACCACAGGGGGCATCACGGCTTATCTGGCTGTTGTGATCCAGTCTGACGGCACGATCACTCCCGCAAACGCCGCCAATCTCAATTACGGCGTAGGAGTCTTACAGGAAGATGTTCCTGCTGGTTACTATGGACGAGTCAAGCTGTGGGGTGGAGCAGGAACCTACATGGCTGCAATTTCTGGCACAGCAATCACTCCAGGCACTGCTTATAGCATCATCACTGGTGGTTATGTAGGAACGGCAACTGCCGGCTCTTACACCGCATCGCTTCTGGCTCTTCAGTCCAGCGCAAATGTCACCAACGGTGCAATTGTGGAATTTGCCAACATCAACGCCTAACACTTTAAGGACAAAATACTATGCCATACACGACAGGACAAGCTACACCAAGGTCTGACATTGCCGCACTGGTGATGCAGGCAAACTCCGATCTGGACACTCTTCTGATCGCGGAAAAAGTCGCGCCTCCAATCGGAGAAGATGTAAAGCGAGGAATTTACATGAAAGCGAACTTGGCAAATGCCGAGTTGCTCAATGCAGACGCTCAACCTCGTGAATCTGGCGATGATTATGCTCGCGTCAACCGCGCCTATAATACCGATTTTTTTGATTGCCAGGAATACGGATTGGAAAGCCCGATTGACGACAGCTTCGCAGAGGAAGTCGATCGCTTCATGAACTTGGAGGCTACGGAAGCCGCCATTCTGGATCGCTCACTTCGACTTAGCTACGAGAAGCGTGTTGCCACACTCATTCAGAATGCAACGACTTTCACAGCAACCGCCGCAAGTGCCGCCTATACGCAGGCGAACATTGCCACGATGGATCCGGCCAACGATGTTGACCAAGCAAAAAGCCGACTCCTTCTCAATGGGGTGATCGCTAATTGCGTCATCATGAGCTACAATGTTTTCCAGCGTGCTCGCCGTTCGACGCTCTTGCAGAATCAGATTTATGGTGTTGTGCCTCGCACAGCTAACCAGAAGCTTCTGCCAGGAACTGAAGATGTGGCGCATGCCTTTGGAGTTGATCAACTCCTAGTGGGCATGGCTCCTTATAATAGCAATATCAAGGGGCAAGCATATTCTGGCTCGTATATCTGGAGTGACGCTTACTTCGCAGTTGCCAACATCAAAGCTGGCGACTATCGTGCTGGTGGCCTTGCTCGCACGATCTACTGGACAAAGGACACGACCGGACTCTTCACTCCTGAGACTTATCGGGATGATAGGATTCGCTCCAACATCCTCCGTGTTCGCCAACATAGTGCGGAAAAAGTGATTGACTCGACTTGCTGCCAGCTTATCACGACTTCATATGCTTAAGAACTGATTATCAATAAGGATTCAAAGAGGGGTCAGACTTGAAAGAGTCTGGCCCTTTTCTTTTTCGGGGGTGTGGGGTTTGGCACCAATCTCTTGCTAGGGAGTCTCGTTCCTACAGACAGCGTTAGACCAACTCGCTGAAGAATATCTTCGCATGGCGTCCAGGCGTTGCGGATTGGAGGCATTGAGTGATTGAGACACTGATTCCGCACTCAGCCTTCCATGATGGTTCGACTCTGACTTTGACCACGTAGGACGCTTTGGCATCCACGGCCTGCCTCATCTCCTTGGCGAGTTCCGGCCTGTTCAGATAGTCGGCGACGATTCTTAGCGCCTCCTCTACGGTTTTCACTCGCCCATTGTCGCCGGATAGTTGCTTCGCCGCTTGGCGGTTTATTGGTGTTCGGTCTGCGGTAATCATAATGGTCTAACCAGTCAGTTCAGCGAACGCTCACCCCGTTCGCGGTTTTCGTGTTTTACGTCAGCGGCGGGGTGAGCGTCGCTGACTTCTGCGTTAGACGGGTAAGATATTTTTTGTTGACGAGCAACATAAATTTCTCCAAAACGGAATCCGTGAAACTTATCGATGGACTTCCGGTGTGGGGTGAACCGCAGCAAAATGCGGTAGATCAGATGCAGAACTGCATGAAAACTGCATACAGGGGTGCATTGATGGCAGATCATCATCTTGGATACGCCGTCCCTATCGGAGGCGTGATTGCATATGAGGGGCAGATTTCACCTTCGGGAGTTGGATTTGATATTGCTTGCGGCAACAAGGCCGTTTTGACCGATCTAAGGCTTCACGACATTTCATTGGTATCTGGCGGCATTTCAAAAATCATGGACGATATTTTTTCAAGCATATCGTTCGGAGTTGGAAGGGTGAACGACGAAAAAGTTGATCACGACCTTTTTGATGATGAAGCGTGGGAGATTCCTATAGCAAAATCACTTAAGTCAATGGCCATGAATCAACTTGGAACTGTCGGGAGCGGCAATCATTATGTCGATATTTTTCACGACGAGGAAAGCAGGGTCTGGATAGGAGTTCATTTTGGATCAAGGGGGCTTGGTCATAAGCTGGCAACGCATTTTATCAAGGAAGGGGGAGGAAAGGATGGGATAAATGTTGATCCCGTTGTTCTGGATGTGGATTCAGAACTTGGGAGAGAATACATTGCGTGCATGAACTTGGCGGGAAGATATGCCTACGCAGGGCGCGATTGGGCTTGCCAAAAAGTTGCGTCAATCGTTGGGGCTGAAATTTTAGAAGAAGTCCACAATCACCACAATTTTGCATGGCAGGAAACGCATGGAGGGAAATCCCTTTGGGCAGTTCGCAAGGGAGCAACTCCAGCATTCCGAGGACAAAAAGGATTTGTCGGCGGAACAATGGGAGAAAATTCCGTGATTTTAGAGGGAGTTGATCACCCAGAAAATGAATACTCTATGCATTCCACTGTCCACGGTGCAGGGCGCATGATTTCACGATCAGCCGCAAAAGGTAAATTCGTAAGGGACGAGAATGGCAAGAAACAGCGGCAACCTGGACTTGTTCGCCATGATGAAATGATGAAATGGATCGCTGATAAAGGAGTCGAGCTTCGCGGGGCTGGGGTTGATGAGGCACCGCAGTGCTACAAGCGACTGGATGAGGTTTTAGGACATCACTCTAATTCGATAAAGATTCTTCACACCCTGACGCCAATCGGAGTTGCTATGGCGGGGAAGGAAATCGACGATCCTTACAAAGACTAATTTATGACCACTAAAACACTTTTGATGGAGCTGCCCGAAGTGCGGGATAATCAGCTGGGAGAGAACCTGTCCGGTGTAGCGATACGGCGCGGGCAGAGGCTGACAGATGAGTATGGTAATCAGTCGGGCCGGTATGTAAAACAAGGCGACGCCACCACGCGCCTATCTCCAAGACAGGAAGTATAAAATCTTCCCTCCATCGCCATTTATGAAACTTATCGAACTTATCGACGGTCATATTTATGATTGCGTGGATGTGGCGCATCAGACGCCAGTTGACCGGAAGAATATCGGTAAACTGATGTTGATTGGTCGTCAGATTCACTATTTGAAAACGCTTCGGGAAGAGGTGGCGAAGCGGTCTATTTTCAAGATCAACGGGGAGCCGAGGTCATGAGTGCTAATTGCGATAATCCCTATCACAAAGTTCCTCGCGGACATTTTCATCAAGGGATTTGCCCAAATTGCAAAACCCAGCGTCAAGAATCCCCACCAAAACCTCCAATCGGAATAAAACCAGAATGGCTATGGAAGGAGGAACGGATGTGGGCTTTGATAAACTGCCTTTCTGAGCATGAAAAATCAGGATTTGCCATTCAATTTGAATGGGTGGAAGAATTAGGCGAATTGATTCCAGATTTTATAAAAAGAAACACGAAGACGGCAAAAAACATAAAGCCATACCCCGATGCCATCTAAAATAGCCCTCTCATTTATCTACGGGAATTGTCAGGATCATATCGAGCGATTCCTGGAGGCGTTTTCGCCTTGCGTGGATGTCATATACGCTTGTCGGGCAATAGGCGACCAAGAGCCAGACGAGACACGCGAAAAGATAGAGCGATTCTGTCAGACAATCGGATTGAAGAGATTCTTTTTGGAATA